GACGCAAGAGCATAAAGACAATATGCGTAAGAGTTGGTACAGACGTAAGGAGCTAGAAAATAGCCCCGAACGATATATAGTTGATGAAATACAATCCACGTCAACTACATCTACAGCATAATACATTTGACGCTGATATAAAAGTCAGTGTCATTATAAAATATAGTAAAACACTTAAAGAGTGGGAGTTCAGTGCGTGGAAGTGCCAACACTGTGGTACTGCTCTTAAGTTTGCTAGTACAGTAGTTAAGCATCCTAACACGTGCAAACAACTAAATACAGTTAAGAAGAAACAAACGAATGATTGAATATACATACAAATTATACAGAGATGATGACGAAGCATTGGTCGTTACAGTCGATCCACTGGTGAAAGACATTGAGCAGTCACTAGAAAAATTGATGGAGATGAATGTTGACGACCTTAGTGATGAGAACAAACAAATCTTTGAGATGAAGATATTGGGCTTACGAACTATACATCAGTTCCTAGGTGCATTACAACAAGAACAATATCTCAAAGAATACAAACAAGGTCTTACCACTGAGCTTAAAGGTAAAGTAAACATCGATACCAATCAAGTCATCGACAGTATCACTAGAGGAGCATTACATTGAGTACGTTTCAAGGATTAATAGACAAGCCCTTTTATATAGGGCACATAAAGAACTTTGACAAGATGGTAACAGAATTGTCGCCATTTATGAATGAGTATGAGGTCGACAAATGCATAAGCTTTATGTTTACATTAGAAGATACTAAGTACGATATCAATCCTTCACCAGAAGATTGTAAAACACAACTATCAATTATGCTAGGCAGTGATAGGTTCTTAGAGTTAACACAAAAGTGGGGCGCAAAGAATCAAAAGTTCCTAAGCGTATTCGGTACGCTAAAGTTTAAGGACAAACGTGATGGTAAATTCTATGACGGCCTTGATGAGACAGATAATGTAGAAGATTACGAAAAGGTTTATATATGATTCAAGTAGACGTAGTAGAAATAATTAATGAAATTGAACGTACTGAAGCGTTAATCGACAGTGGACCTATATCTGAGTTGATAGAATACGCTAAGTTATATAACATTCATCAAACTTCAACGCAAATACTGTACAACGAAAAATGCGAGAGAATTAAACAGCGATTGATAGCTAATAATATTGATCCGGATACTGTGAGGTCAGAATAATGTTAACAATACGTGAACGCTTAAACAATCCCGGCGTAGTAAGAACTTATCTGCATATGATTAGAAACGATCACGAAGATATTGTTAAAGAACTACGCAAGACATTAAAAGACCAAGCTGAAGGCCATAGTAAGCAAGTAATGCTTGAAGAAGAATTCGTTAAACGTTTAGGCGAATGAGCCCTAGAGAATTTATAGGCTATTGCTATTGCGATAGTCGTTTTCGTACCATTGAAAACATAGTATATAAAGGTACATTACAAGAAGTGTTAGAGCTACAAGAAATTAATAACAAGATGCCTAAATTTCATAGGCACAATGAGGTAGCTAAACTTATTAAGGAGAGATTAGATGGGTTATAGAGCAACAGAAGCAATGGCCGCAAACGCAAAGCGTGGATTAGCAATGCGTGAGAAAGTTAGCGCAAGCAATCGTGGTGGCACAGCAGTAGGATTAAATCGTGCCAGTCAATTTGCAAATAGGCGTGAAGTAAGTCTAGATACAGTTAAACGTACCTATAGTTTTTTAAGTCGTGCTGAAGTGTATTATAAGCCAGGACAGAATACAGCAGGTACGCAAGCATATCTATTATGGGGCGGCCCTCCTGGCTTAACGTGGGCTAGAAACATATTGAGGCAAGAAGGATTATTAGATGACTGAAATAAAAAAAAGTAAAGCAGGCGGCGCACGACCGGGTGCAGGTAGAAAGAAAGGTGTGACACAGAAGTTGTCAGCACAAACTATTCTAGCCGCTATAGAAGATAAAGACAAGCCATTCGCTGAAGGTTTTGCAGAAGATTACCACGCGGCCAGAATGGGCGATGATAAGCATTTGTTACAGAAGTATCAGAGTATGATACTGAATAAGGTCGTAGCAGATAAGCAAGAGATTGATGTGACAACGTTAGGTCAAAGTATGCACAACAACTTTAACTTCCCTGCAGTTGAATTAAGTGATTGGAAACAAAATCTTCCAATGATTATAACAACTAAATGAACAACATAGATATTCCTTTGTATGGTGAGCAAAACACTATCTTGCGTGATTGGCTCACTACTGATAAGCACTGTGTAGACATAGTGCCCGTTGGTAGTGGCAAAACGTTTCTCGCCGCTATTGCACTGCCACTGTTCGCATCAGACCCTCGCTATCATAAAGGAAAAGATATTATCTATAGTGCTCCAACAGGACAGATGATAAAATCTTTAATATGGGAGCCACTGAAACATAGCTGTATGAATCACTTTGGATTAGTTGATGGTAAAGATATCAACAACAGTGAACTAACAATTAAGTTTCCTAACGGTGTGTTTATACGTTGTAAGAGTGCAGAACAGCGTGAGAACTTGCGTGGCTTAAACGTAGGCGTATGGATAGCAGACGAAGCCGCATTGTATACGCAAGATACATTGCAAGAAATTACAAATCGTCTGCGCCCTCGTGTTGGTCAAGCTGATACGCAAGGTAGATTGATTGTGATTAGTACGCCTAACGGCACAGGACCATTGCACGATCTATTCACATTAGCATTAGAGAATCCTGAGAAGTATGTTGTACGTCATTACAACTATATGCAGATGCGTAGTGGTAGCAAAGAGTTTATTGATGAGCAGAAACGTATCATCAGTCCACTAAAGTTTAACCAAGACTATATGTGTCAATGGGAAAGCGTCAGTGATGCGTTCTTTTATACGTGGGACAAACACAAATACACACGTGAGATTAAAGATTTTGGTGGCGATCTCTACACATTCCACGATTTTAATAAAAGGGTTATGTGCGCTACTGTTGCTCAAGTTAAAAAGAGTGGTCACAAAGATGGCACGATAGAGATACTGAAAAGTTATGCAATACCTGACTGTAGCACAGAAGGTATTGCTGATGCGATAAGACAAGACTTCCCTAAACGTAGAATTAATAGTATCATAGATATGTCAGGCACACAAGTTAATAGAGACACTACAAGTCCCTTTGGCGTAACAGACAAAATTATATTAGAGAAGTATGGCTTTACGATTGTGAATACACGTAAGAGCAATCCTCTCATCTCAGATACAGACAATACTAGTAATGCGTTTATCAATCGTGGCGGCTTAGTCATTCAACCAGATGATAAGTTCTTATTAGAAGCAATGCAAACGTATCACTTTGAAGATGGTACTCGCAAGAAGTTAGTAAAGTATAATGAGAGTAGATACGCACACATAGACGGATTAGGCGACTGCATTCGTTATGGCATTCATATGCTGTTCCCTATACAGCACGAAAGCTTAATAGGCATACAAGAGTATGTTAACACTGACAGCAAGTATTCTAGACAAAATCAGCCTGGCTTACAGCATATGCCGGAGAGTCCACTGTATCCTGGCGGCCCAACTTGGGAAGAGATTATGAATGGTGATGAAACTGAAGAACAAATGGTATGGAGTTAAAATGACAAGATATATAGGCGATAGTTTACCTCTATTAGACAGAGTATTAAACAAAGTTAGAATCGATAATGTTACAGGCTGTTGGGAGTTTCAAGGCGGCAAGAACAATATTGGTTATGGAATGGTTCGTGACGGTAAAGGTATGCGTACTACACATCGTGTAAGCTATGAAGAACATAATCAAACTAAGATACCGCAGGGCTTACTAGTGATGCATAGCTGTGACAACAAATCTTGCGTCAATCCACAGCATTTAAGTTTAGGTACACACCAAGATAACACAGACGATATGATAAGTAAAGGTCGTCATAACCCTTGGGGCGGCGCATCATACGGTATGACCGGCAAGAAGCAACCACGTACAACTTGTCCTCATTGTAATAAGAACGAAGCTAACAATTTGTACGCAAGATATCACGGAGATAAGTGTAAGCTTAAGCCGTAAGCATAAATACATTATGCACCATTTCGCCTTCGGCATTATAAAGAGACAAAACAATGTACAACAACCGTGATTTACTAAAACGCAATCCAATATACGACAATATCTATTTGCAGATGTTGTCATATCAATACGCATATCTTGGCGGCATTACATTCAAGCAAGCAGTACGCAAGAAAAGACCTAGCGAAGATAGTACACTCTATATGGATTTAGTAGCTAACACAGTAGCACAACCTATCTGTCGTTACATCGTTGACACTATCAATGATGTATTGTTTGAACCAGGCATCAAACGCAATTTACAATTCTGTACACCACAAGGCAAAGCTATAGCTCCTGAGACTAACGAATGGATCGATCTATTTCAGTTAGACGCTGACTTAACCAATCGTAGTATGAATGGCTTTATGGAAGGTGTAGGAGATTTAACAAGTATATTTGGGCATTGTTGGGTCGCAGTTGATATGCCCCAAGAAACAGAAGGGAATCTTGGCAGACCCTACGTGTGTGCCATTAGCCCATTGGATGTATGGGACTGGGAATTTGACTTCTATGGAGGTCGTCCAATGCTCAAATATGTTAAGATTAAAGAGATGGAAGAAACAGATTATTATTACATCAAGTGTTATCATTTGGGTGATGCAACAACTCCATCTTATTGGGAGAGCTATGAAGTTCAAAAGGGTCCTGGTAAAGAAAATCAGCCGGCAGAGTTAGTAGGGCGTGGTACATATCCACCGGGTATGAGTTTACCTGTATTCATATCATATGGTCGCAGAGATCCTAGAACAATGGAATGTGGCGTAAGCGATATTGATAGTGCAAGTGACGCACAAAAAGAATACTACAAATTAGAATGCGAAAAATATACAGCGTTACAGTTTGCTCACACCATCATTCGTGCAGATAAAGGCATTAGTGTACCAGTACACGCAGGTGCTATCGTTCGTGCTAATGAAGGACAGATTGAAGCGATTGCAATCGATACTGGCGACGTAGACGCAATCATTAAAGCACAAGATAATATATTAGAACAGATAGAAGCACTAACAGGATTAGGTGGCTTACGTACAAGTAAGAACCAAGTAGCGTCAGGTGTTGCCATCATTGAAGAACGCAAACAACTACACAGAACTGCTAAAGCTAAAGCACGATTGATGGAAGTTACAGAAGAAATGATTTATACATTTGCCGCACGTTTTATGGATCAACGTTGGGCTGGTGAAGTACATTACAACACTGACTATGAAGCACACGATACAAACTATCGTATGGCTTTGATTAGTAAAGCTAATGAGTTAGTTGGTGAGAATGAAATCGTTAAGTCACTGATTACAAAAGAAATCATTGCATTGCTTTCACCTTCTGAAGACATACCTGAGTACGAACAAGTGTATATCAATACTATTCCGGATAGTCAGTTAAAAGCATTGATGCAAGATAACAATGATGAAATACTGAGCAGAGATTTAGAGCCTAGTATGATACCTGTACACGAACACTACGGTGAAGATGGTGATGGTAAAGAACAAGCTGAAATGGATAATGAAGATGGAGAATCAGACAACACTAGTATATTAGGTGGCGCGGGCACTCCAATAACGAATATAGGTACAACATACTATACAGAACAAGTAGCACCTGCATTATTAATAGGTGGTACAGCAGGTAGATAATACTACCTAAAAACTAATTGTAATAAATACAATACAACTCGGTGATTACGAACAATCAAGGAAAAAATTAAATGGATCAACAATCTTTCGTTGGCAACGACAGCCAGACTAACGCAAACCAGTCAGTGGAAACACAAGAAGGTGGCAACGAGCAACTAAATGCTGGTGCTATTCGTAAGAGTACTACACAAGGTTTATTGACTGCCCTTAGCAATGCTAGTGGCACGAACTTTACCAGTGTAGAAGATGCTCTTGCTTACATCGCTAGAACAAGTTCTCAACAACTCGTTGGCAACGTACAGCCAGTGGAGCAACCAAAAGTACAGCAAAGTTCAGGACGTGTAACAACTAACGACTTGCACGAACGCTTTAATGAACTATCACAAAATCTTGCACGTAAAGAGCAAGCATTGCGTGAGAAGGAACTTGATAGCGATATTCAGCGAGCAATGGGTGACAGGTTTGATACTGATTTGATTGATTATGCATTGAATAAAGTGAAGAACAATATTCAATGGAACGATGATGGCACATATGCTATCGTCAATCAAAGAGGTCAAGAACGTTATGGTAGCGATGGTATGCCACTTACAATCCAGGGATTGGTACAGGAAGTAGCTCAGGGTAATCCTAAGTTATTAAAGCAGAGCAATTCCAATTCTGGATCAGGTTTAAGACCTGGACAAGGTAGTTTTACTGGTGCGTTAGAAGAATCAATACCAGATTATTCACGTGATCCTGCCGCATTCAATGCGTGGGCTAACAAGAATGGTTTAGGTAAAGGTATTGGACTGAAAGGTCTAGGCGTATCAGCAACAGTATCTAGTTCAAGTCGCAAGGTGCTCTGAAGCCAACAAAATTTAATTTAAGGAAAATATTATGGCATACGTCTTAGGCGGCCCCAATAATGAGGGCGATGGTTTTACAACAGCGATTTCAAATTTCGCATTACGTGCTATGCACGAATCTAACGGTCTAGTTAACTTTACTAACGTTGTTACACCTACACAGGGTCAAACATTCTTAGTACCTAACTTTGCACCAATCACTTATGCTGATTATAATGCTAACAGCAATGTAGGTACTTGGGGTACAGGTAATGCTAACGTACAAAACCCATCATTGGAGCAAGCTTCAATCACAGCAACTCCAGCAGTTGCAACAACCGCGTTCGATATCTTCTACGGATGGACAACATCTTTCACACTAGCGGCTACGCTTGGTGCTGAACTAGGTGAGTCATTCGCTGAGAAGGTAGACCAACGTGTTACAAATGCTTTCTTAAGCTTCAAAGCAACACCAAGCAATACATACTACGCAACAAGTGCAGACGGATTTGATCGTGTCTTGCAATTAGGCGCTATGGAATTGCTACCATCAGGCGGAACTGCTAGTTCTGCTGTAACAGGCTTCACAGCAACGACTGTTACTGAAATGATTCGTAACATTAAGCAAAACTTTAAAGTTGCTCGTATGCCTGGTAACCCAATGATCGTTATTGATTCTAATGGTGATGACGGCGTAATCGGTTCTAGTTTGAATCGTTTGCTAAGTGAGTTAACTGGTGGTGCAGTATCACAAACTGGCGGTTCTAATCTATCTGCTCTTGGTAACGAATTGTTATCAACAGGTAGAATTGAAAACATCTACGGTTGTATGGTAATGGCAACTACTTTCTTACAGAGTGCTACACGTGCTATCGTAAGTGAGTCAGGTGGTTCATATCCTGTATTAGTCGGTGCTTATTTCGGCGACAGTGCTTTGTTCACTGTTATGAAAGAAGGCTTGCAATTGAAGACTGGTGAAACACCAGGTGGATTGCAAATTTGGTTGACTGGTGTCGGTTACTTCGGTTCTGGCGTTGGTGACTTACGTAGAGGCGGAGCTATTAACATCATTCAAGCCTAATTTGAATTAAGTCTAGGAATAATATAATATGTCAGTACCATATCAACGAATATCAAATGCAACAGTAGAGGACATTATGTTCTACGATCCGGCAGCGGAACGTAGAGCGGCTGCTCTTAATGTTGATTGGGCTCCATACTTTAAAGTCGGTTCACAAGAGTGGCTTTATAAGTTAGAGTTCGGATGGTGGCAGAAATACTGCGACACTGTGTTGGGTGCTTACTAT